AAAGAATTTGACAGTGACCTCATTAAGGGCTCCTCCTCATTCCGCTCTATGAAAAACAACAGCGATTATGACATGTTTGAAATTGTGTACCAAAACGCCAGTTACAATACAGCCGTAAAAGAATGTACAAAACGATTCCAAGAGATAATTAACGACTTAATGAAAGAAAAGGAAACTTACATTATGGATATTAAATCTGGGGTTGATCAAGATCTTGATTGTCCATTTGCACATTTAAACGGAAAAAAGATAGTTGGATACAAACCAGCAGAAATTAAAAAATTTCTTTCTAATGCGTTCGCCAAAGGATGGATCAATCAAGACCAATATGGTGATGGGCTTGAACTTGTATTAACCAAACTAAACCTTGAAAGTTTTTACGATTTAAAGGATTATTTAAGAAAGCTGAAAACTATCCGATGGGCACCAACTGAAATTATTAAGGGTGAGAAGATATTATCTGGAGACCGCCGTAAATACCTGCATGATGCAATCCAAGACAAAGTTATGATCAAGATTGACGTAATCACTACCGTCAGTGCCAGATTAGTAGAATTCTCAATGATCTATGAATTTTGGGCTCGCTCCTTACCAATCAACGCCACGGACACGGACTATGTAGCAATGGTAAAAGAGGAAATTCAAATGCTGTACACGTATGGCAAGTATATGAAGATGGACAAACGAATACTATTACTAGACCGTTACAACAAAGACGTATCCGGAACAGCAAAATTTACAGAATTCTTCAATGGTTCGGCAGGCTCAATGAACAAAATTAAATCAGATATGGAAGCAATAAATGCCCTCATTGAAAAATTCCCTACAAACCTACCTTGGAAAACAATTTGTACTGAACTAGATATCATGCGTGAGAGATTTTCAAATATATACGATTTGCCCGTCGAATTGGAAACGATTAATGAGACGCTATTAGATCTTTCCATGATGACCAACAACGCTCAGAACCGTAAACGCATGTTTAAACAGCTAGACACAATCATGGAATACACGGGCGAAATTCTTAACGAAAAGGCTCTAGCGTTCAACAAGAAAAACCACCTTGAGCCGTTGCCCGCGAGATACATGTAAACTTTATATTATTGATAATTAGATTCAATTAACAATAATTTATACAACTGTAACGGTAAGCCTTTAGAGTTGATTAAGTGCCTTTATCAACTGTAACGATCCACGTTTCAACCAATTCAAAATCAATAGCTTTGAAATCCTTCTTTCCGGTTTCTTCTAGTAAGATACTGAATTTCAATTTTTTACCAGCCATTAGCTCGCTATAAATGTACTGGCGCTTCATTTGACACTTGAATCCATGGCAACCATCGGCGAGGTGATACGTGAATAACATATTTATGTTACCTATTGATGTGTCAAGATTTCCAATAAATGAAACATTTGTAAATGATAATTCATAAGTTTTCACATCCATTGTAACGCAGAATTCTACCTTATTGTAGTTCATTATAAATTATGAAAAGATAATTTCTTATAGGGATATATCCAAATAACAACCATTTGAGTTTTCGATTTTTGTGAAAAACAATATCTCTTTATATAATATAAATGTCTTTATCAATAAAAGATTCAAATGGTGCTCACCCTCTTGCGGTAATACGTGGGAATGACGACAAGAAGCTTTCAGGCGAGGTAGTTTATGTGTCAGAAGAAGCACAAAAAGGCGGTGAATTAAGTATGGAACTACACGGCGATATGCGATTTCAGGTACTGCCAGATCCAGAATTGGAGAGGACGATTTCATTCGTAGCAGGTCGATCGGGATCAGGAAAGTCACATTACACTGGTGCTTTGTTAAAAGAGTATAAGAAAATATACGTTGACAATCCTATCTATGTATTCTCGATGAAAAAATCTGATCCTGCTCTTGACAAACTAGGTGTTGAGCGGATTATGATTGACCAATCTTTAATTGATGATCCATTAAAGCTGGAGGATTTTGAGGATTCAATGCTCGTATTCGATGACATAGACGTTCTTGAAGGGAAATTACGCAAGGCAGTTTACAACATAATGGAGCAAGGTCTTGAAATAGGTCGCTCAATGCATGTATCTATGATTGTTACAAATCATCTTTTAACCAACGGAAAAGATACTAGAAGATTACTTAATGAGGCACAGTACATTTCGTTTTTTCCGGCAATGGGAAGCTTTTACGGAATAAATTATTTATTGAGCAAATACCTAGGATGCTCTAAGAAGCAGATACAACATATTAAACATCTCAAATCACGTTGGGTAACGGTAAAGAATTCCAGTCCGACGTTAGTGATCTGTCAAAATGAGGCGTATTTATTGAGCAAAGATGACGATTAAATTTATGGAGCTAATAATATAATTAATATATCTGACATATCTAAGGATGAGCAACACTTGGAAAGGAAAGATTCCGATTAAATTTACCGCACTAATTAATTTATCTGACCCTCGCGAAGGCGCTCCCGTGACAAGCGACATATCTAAGGTATCAAAGCCTATGTCAGATTCTGATATCAGGAAAACACTTGGAAAGAACATTCGAATAGTCACTTATCCTGACCTTGTCAATTACACGTCCATTGATGATCTATTATCGGTGAACGATTGTTGTGTAATTTTAGTAGAAACTCAATTAAGATCAGGCCATTGGATTTGTGTTCTAAAGTATGGAAACACCGTTGAGAATTTTGACAGCTATGGCTTTGCTCCAGATGCTGAAATGTCAATAATAAGTGTCGAAACACGAAAGGCGCTAAAAGAAAATGAAAAATATTTATCTCATTTACTGGATGCTTGTGACTATAACGTTGTGTACAATAAGAAAGACTTTCAAAAATGGGATTGTACGGTGGCCACATGCGGGCGTTTCGTTTGCACTAGATTATTGAATAGACACCTTACTCTACCAGCATTCACCAAGATGATAACCTCTGAATGTTCCAAACGTGGAATATCTCCTGATGAATTGGTATGTGAAATTGTGCCGAAATAATTATTTGATATTCTAATATATACATGAACTCGTATTCAAACTTAACGTACAATTTGGACGAGAATAATACGCCCTCACATCTCTACTACGATATCAATATAGTGAATAACGACACAACTGGCCTAAATGAAGATCCTATTTTACGATTCAATGAAATTCGTAACTCGGCTTTCTTGAAGAACCCGAATGAGTATTTTATGAGCATTATTCGCTTCCAGCTTGAGACACCTGATTTGCCTATGTTCATTCCTCAAATTAAACTGGGTCAATCTGATCCGAATAAAACAATTTATACAGTCACACTCTCTTATCCGTACAACGGAATTGTCTATGATGCACAAGTTTATGTTCAATTCGTATCTGACAACCCTTCACAATCAACTCCAGCACCGCCATTGACAACTCAAGATATGTCATCTAGATATTATTATGCGAGCACGTACCACCCTTTTATTGATCAGGTTAATGTTGCCTATGTAAGCGCATTTGCTCAACTGAATTCAGCTGTGACTGGTGCTGGTGGAGTTCTACCAACGGCACACGCACCTTTTATTACATTTGATCAAAATACCTATTTATTCACACTCGTTGGACATCAAGCCGGTTATGATATTCGATCTGGTGACTTCATTTCAATCTACGGCAACGCTCCATTCTATAAGTTATTTGGTGCCTTTGACAGACGCAACTTTGGAATTGGAGCAATCAACGGTAAGAACTTTCAGTACATTATTGAGAATAAGAATGGGGTTAATTCTGAAACTATAAATGGGATTGACTGTTTCTATTCAACGCAAGACTATCCTACAACACCACTATGGTCTCCTGTAAAGGCAGTTGTATTTCAAAGTGCATCGCTTCCAATTATGCCTGATTTAGTGGGTACGCCGGTAGTGTTCAATTCTGATACAGCTTTAACCGTTGGCGGTAACAACTCTAACATATCACTTGTGATGACAGACTTTGTTGTCAATCTCGTAAAGGGCTATGAGTATGAGCCAAACATACTATATTCGCCATCCGTGTACCGCCTACTTGACCTTTTTGGTAATAGCCCGCTATCTCAGCTCGATGTGTCTGTATATTGGCAGAATGCTTTTGGTGAAAAAATACCTCTACGCTTATTCAGTGGGACGAGTTGTCAAATAAAAATTTTGTTTAGAAGAAAAAAACTTGGAGTTTGAGACTTCATCACTTTCTATAGTTATGAAAGGACACTCACGCAGGCGCTCCCGTGGAAAGCGACACTCGCGCAGGCGCTCCCGTGAAAATCATTACAATTGTAATATTCCTAATTTTTATATTCATTCAGTATAAAAGTTATAATTTAATTTATCTATTGGTATTATATAATCATGTCATTAGATTTTGATACATGCCTAGTGGTAGACGATAGATTAGCTGTTTCTGATAAATTACAGTATGGTGTTTTTAAAGGAGCTATGGAAAACAACATTGCCAGATTTCCAGCAAACGCTGTGAGCTCCTCATCTCATACATACAATATACAAGTTCCTAGTCGAACTACAGTCATGTCGAAAGTCATCATTTGGGAGTCAGAAATTACGCTTGAAGTGAGTGCTACGGGTGGTAACGGAGCTGGTCAAATTAATTTAGCTTATAATGGACTTAACAAAAATTTAGTGGCTGTGGGAAGTCAAGACAGCCTTGGGCCATGGCCTCTGCATTCGTTAATGAGTACTATTAACTGTACAATCAACTCCAACACTGTAAACATGAATTGCCAAGATGTACTAGCACAAATATTAAGAATGAATGCTAAGGGTAGTCAGCTTGCGTTGAATGGAACAACTCCTACTGCATACGACACGTATCTGAACTACACTGACTGCAATGGATTCATCACGAACCCGCTTGGAGGCCAAAACAACAGTACCGATGAAGATATCAATTTCAGAGGCTCGTTTCCAGTCACTTTATGGAATCCTTTAGACCCTTTGAATCCTGCACCTGCACCTATCATACCATTCCCGCCTGTTGCTGGAACGGTGTACAAACAGCTAATTCGCTTTAAAGTTGCCGAACCTTTGCTAATCAGTCCCCTGTTATTCTCGGAGGCAACAAATAAAGCAGGGATATTCGGAATAAACAATATGTCCTTAAGTATGCAAGTGGGAAACATCCGAAAAGCATGGCGCCATTGTCCACTTTTCGCCAACCCTCCGGCTCCAGCGTCAGATCGCAGTTGGGACTTAAATGTAACTAACGTTTCTTTTGCCAACAGTGCTCTGGTATTCAACTTCCTAACCCCTCCTCAAAGTATGCCTCTGCCTCCTAGATGCGCCGTTCCATATTACAACTTGGATCGTTTTATTCTGAATAACGCGAATACCCCCCAAGTGCCTTCGTTTCCTGATCCTCTAGCAACTGTGACACTACAATCAAATGCTATCTCACTGTCATCAATCCCTGACAAACTAATCTTGTGTGTCCGCAAGCCGATTGCTGATCAGACCTGTCAAGACACTGATTCATTTTTGACAATCAACAGCATTGATTTAACGTTCAATAACAAAAGTGGGTACTGTTCTGGATGGCCACAACACCAATTATATCGTGTTTCTCGAGAGAATGGCTCAAATCAAAGTTTCCCCGAATTCAGCGGAGTATGTAACGCAGGTAATGCCGTCGGTGTTCTCCCTGTATACACTACTGGCAGTTTATTGATATTGGAATTAAATAAGGATCTCTGCATACCAGAAGAATACCTAACCAGTGGGTCTGGAGGTACTTTCACATTGCAATTTCAAATAAACGTGACTAACTATTATAGCGTTCCGGTTCGGCCAGAACTTGTTCTTATTGCTATGAACTCGGGCGCTTTTGTCCTTGATCAACAAAGCGGTTCTTCGTATGTCAAGATCGGTATGTTAACCCCCGAAATCGTTTCCGCTACAAAGTCTAAAGCGCCAGTATCGCATTCAGACATGAAAAGAATGGTAGGCTCGGGTTTCATGGATTCTTTACGTTCAGCTTGGAAAATGGCTTCACCCCTCGTTAAGAAAGGTGTTGAAATAGCTGACCAACATTCCGGTTCTGGTCTATCAGCTTCAGGACTGAGTGCTTCAGGTATGCGTGCCCCCAAGAGACGTTCCCTCAAAGATCGCCTTGCCCATTAATTGTTTCCTAATTAATTATTTATTATGTTTATTTTCTGAATGTAATATATAAAATGAGTGTATCGAATTTATCATACTCCCCTTCTCAATCACTACTTGTTGGTGCTATTCAATGCCAATCTCTACAAGCCAGTAGCGTTCAAGTTCAAAATAATTCTGCGGGTGCTAACGTCGGTCTTCAAGTTCAAAATCAAAGCGCTGTGGCTGGATCAGGAGCTCAAGTGGCTCTCATTACAAATGGTCAATACGACCAGAAACATATATTTAATCAAACGGGGGTTCAACAATGGTGCACCGGTTTATCTGGAGCTGATGCTTTCTATCATATGTCTGCAACTGGTAATTATACCAACAACGATGTCTTCATTCTTGATGGTAATGGTAATCTAACAATTTCAGGGCAAGTTAGCGCCCCAAAATTCATTTCACAAGCCAATGTAGCAAATAATGGATTTTCTTATGCTCTAAATTCACTTCCTGTATCTACGGGTGTATCAGGTCAGGTTGTAACATGTAATGGTGTCGCTGGTGTTTGCAGTTTTACTTCTACTATAATTCTTAGTGGTGGAACTTCAACCATGACCATCGCAAATTCTATGGCTGGTTCTGTTGGACACGTGACAGTTGAATTCCGTGGAGCATCAGCAACCTCTGCTCCTTTTGTTGATACAATTACTTGGAATCCAAACGCTTCAATTGTCATCAGTTGTAAAAATGGTGGTTCATACAGCACCTCAGCAATGACCGTTAAAATCACTTTTTCAAAATTAGCTTAAATAAATTTCTAAACTAAATGTATAATCATGAGTGTTTCAAACCTATCATATAGTCCAAGTCTAGCGCTAAATGTATCTTCAATACAAACTAATGCGCCATCGTCACTTAGGGCGACTTCGTTCACTAATCAAGCTGTTACCGGTGTCCTGAGCATGTCTGGAGGTGATGCTTCTGGCCTATCTGTTACCGCTTCTGCTGGAGAACTTGGCTTATACTCTACTCAAGTAGGTGTACATGCTGGTACTTTTCTGTTAAATTCATCGTTAGTTCTACCTTCTGCTCGATCTGGAGTCAGTCCGGCAATGGTTTCTGGAGTTTGTAACGTTGCTTGTAATGGTGTTACTCCAAGTAGCGTTATTCTAATATCACCCCATACAATTGCTGGTACTGCTGGTGCGCGTTACATTAGTTCGCAAACTACCGGTGCTGGTTTTACGATCACAAGCACAAGTAGTGCTGAAACAAGTACTTTCAACTGGATGCTTCTGTGCTAGCTAATTAGCCTTGCCTCAAAAAAACTTATTTTCTATTTCTAATATATATATATGATTGACCCAATATCTCTTACTATCGGATCAGTAGCGCTTGGAATATCCCTATTGTGGTTATTACGCAAGATTTTAAAGTACGTTCGACGATCCAAGTGTCTTATACAATCTGACGGTATCGATGTTGCTTTTACGTACAGTAACAAAAACATTCAAGATGTGCAAAAGCAACATCACCGCCACCACAATCACAAGGAAAAGGTAGAAAATATTATCTAAAAAGGAATATCCCGTTTGAAAACTGGACTTAAAGACAATGCCAGAATACACTTAAAGACAGATGACCATGAATAGATTGAAGACACTGCCTGATAAAGAATTGAGCTGTATCGGTGTTATAGCCGACAATGGTTTGATTGCCAAGTGCTATCTTCTG